GAGATTCTGACTGTGAACGACACCATAGGAATGATGGTCGTTAATCGGGCCAGCGCCAGTGCTATCCGGGAGCAGGCCCTCAAAGATGGTATGATATCCATGATTAGCGATGGTATGCGTAAGGTAAAAGAAGGCATTACCACCCCCGCTGAAGTGCTGCGTAATGCCTACGTTATACTCTAGCAACCTGGAGGTCAGGAATGGATTTTGCTTATACAGCCTATACCGAAGATAAGAAATTGGTTAGGGGCAAGGTCTCGGCCCTCAGTGAGGAGGCGGCCACCGAGCTGCTCGACATCTGTTCGGTGCCTGAGGAGGACAGGTGCGCGGTCCTCGACCCCCGCGCCTACAAGCGCATGCTGCCGGACCTCCGGAAGCTGTTTATCCCGCGCACCATCGAGAGCGTCCTGCGCCGGGGTCACATGGGCGACATAGACGGCCTCAGCGTCTACAGGTCCCAGAACGTCCAGACCCACACCTCGGGCGACTACGCCGGGGCGGTCCAGGTCAACGGCGCCCTCACCACGGGAGCGGACACGATTTCGCTCAAGACCTTCACCCAGGCCGCCCCGACGGTCAAGGCGGGGGACGTGTTCACCGTCGCCGCCTCCAACCGCGTCAACGCCGTGACCTACGCCAACCAGCCCGAACTCATGCAGTTCGTGGTGGAGGCCGACAAGACCGGTGCCGCGAACGCTATCGCCAACGTCGACATCGCCCCGGTCGTCTACGACGGGTCCGGAGCCACCGGCGTGTGGCAGAACGTCTCTGCGATGCCGGCCAACAACGCCCTGGTCACGTTCCACGGGGCCGACAACCAGGACTCCCTGCAGAACCTGGTGTTCCACAAGAACGCCCTCGCCCTGGTCATCGCTCCCCTGGAGATGCCGGACGAGTGGGGCTACACCGCTCAGGCCGACGGGTTCGCCGTCCGGATCGTCAAGCAGTACGACATCGACGAGGACGACGAGGTCATCCGTTGCGACGTGCTGTTCGGGGTGAAGGCCATCTACCCCGAGCTGGCTTGCCGCCTGACCGGCTGAGTCTGAACTGATTAACCCCTGGGGGTCGAGTGGCCCCCGGGGTCTTTGAAAGGATTACCGTGGCAAAGAAGAAAGAAGAGACCGGAGCCCCCATGGACATCGGACTGGGGGACGGAGCCGAGGGGGGAGACGCCCCCGTGGAGCAGCCCAAGGGTCCCACCCTCGAATCGGTGGTGTTGGCCCTGGACGAATCCGAGCGGCGCCGCGAGGAGGACAACCGCAGGAGTTCCAAGGAAATCGCCTCGCTTCGCGCTGAGTTGGCCGATCTGCGAAGGCAGGTGAGCGGCATGGCCCACCCCGCCGCCAGTCGTCCGCTGACTATGCTGTTCCATCCCGACCTGGCTCCGCAGGGCAAGACGTTCGTCGAGGGGGAGGAGCCCAAGGACGGGGGTTGGGTTGACAACCCGGCCAAGATGGCGGCTCCCGAGGGGAAGTGAGGTAGGACATGTCCACCGTCCTCGACTTGGTACAGGACGCCCTGGTTATTCTGGGCGTCATCGGCGCTGGCGAAAACCCTACTGGGGACCAAGCAGAAGGAGCCCGCCGGGCCCTGAACGCCATGATCGCCAAGTGGAGCGCCGCCGGCAGGGTCTCGTATTTCGTGTCGGTCGAGGACGCCTCCCTCACTCCTGGACTGCAGGAACACTCGTGGGGGCCGGGGGGAGACATAGACTCCCCTCGCCCCGACGTTTTCTTGGGGGCCTCTATTTTCGAGGGGGGACAGCAATACCCTCTCTCCCCCGTAAATTACCCTCAGTGGCTGCGAATCTCCGACCCATCACTTACCGGGATGCCTCGGAGAATATGGTACAACCCGGATTACGGCGCCGACAAACGGGCAATCTTTTCATTGTACCCGGTGCCGGACAACGCCTACACCATACGACTCCAGTCCCGCAAGCCGTTGGGGTCCTTGGCGAGCCAGGCCACTGAGATCGAGCTTCCCCCTGCTTGGGAGTCGGCGCTCAAATACGGGTTGGCCCGGGACTTGGCCCCCTCGTACCAGCGGCCCATCACGGCCGACGTGGAGAGGCTATACCGGGAAAGCTACAAGGCGCTCGGGGGACTGGACACGGAAATCCCCCCGATTGGAACCGACTATGTGTCCGTCGGCCGAAGCGGCCGCTTTAATATCAATACAGGAGAATGAGAAGAAAAATTGCCATAGTAGGGGGTGCCTATAAGCACCGCGTCCTCGACATAGACGCGCAAGACTGCCGCAACATGTATGTCGAGATCGATAACGTCGGGGGGTTTCCCACGGCGTTGCTGCGTTGTCCGGGCCTCGCTGTTTGGGCTGAGCTGGACGAGCCTAGCGTGGACCTCATGTACCAGGTCGGGGAGTACTTGTTCGTGGCGGCCGGCGGACACTTGTACCGCTACGACCAACGCTCCAACCTGACCAAAGTGACGGACATCGAGGTCGGCCACGTGAGGATGACCGACAACGGCCTGCAGCTCCTCGTGATGTGCAGCGAGTCCCACTATCTCGTGGACCTGAAGACGTTGGCCGTCACCAAGAACCCGGGCGCGGGGGTCATCACGTCTGGCGGTGACGTGGCCTACATGGATGGCTATTTCATCACCTCCGATCCCGGCACCTTCACTGTCCGTTGGTCCAAGCAATACGACGGCTCTACCTGGGACGCTTCTTGGTTCAAGGCGGCCGAGAAGAATGCCGACCCCATCAACGCCCTGAAGGTCTACAACGGCCAGCTCTGGGTGTTCGGCATCCACACTACGGAAGTGTGGGCGCACACCGGCCCCTACACCAACCCCTTCAGCCTGATCCCCGGGGCCGTCATGGAAGTGGGATGCGCGGCGCCCCTCAGCGTGGCCGAGGTAGGGGGCTCCCTGTGTTGGCTCGGGCGCCCTGGAGCAGGATCGCCGGTGGTGGTCCAGGCGACCGGGCTTACCGCAGCTCTCCGCACCCCGCCCGCCATCGCCCACCACTGGAGCACCTTCATGACGACGGAGGATGCCGAGGCGTTCTCCTACGCCTACGCTGGGCACGCCTTTTACGCTATTACCTTCCCCTTGGCCGACGAGACCTGGGAATACGACTTCACCACCGGTATCTGGAACCGCCGCACCAGCACCTTGAACCAAACCCGGTGGAGAGGGACTTGCAGCGCCTCTTTCTTCGGCCACACCCTGATTGGGGATTACGCGAAAGGCGTCATATACCGGATGGACGCCTCTGCCTATGATGAGGGTGGGGAGCAAGTCATCCTGCGCCGCACCACAGCCCCCCTCCACAACGCCGGCATGCGCCTGTTCCTGGATTCCATGGACTTGGTCGTAGAGGGCGGCGTCGGGCTGAATAGCGGCCAAGGGGAAAAGGCCGAGGTGATGTTGCGCGTGAGCAAGAACGGCGGCCACTCTTGGGGCCGGGAGCACAAGCGCAGTCTAGGCCGCATTGGGGATCATGACGCCTTCATGTCCTTCCACCAGTTGGGAGGACACGGGCAGAAGGTGGTGCTGGAATTCAGCGTCTCGGACCCCGTGAGGGTCGCGTTCATTCAGGCGTGGGGTAATTTCCAGCAAACCGTCTATTAGGAGGACGCGCACATGCTGAGCCAGATCACAGCCACCTGCTTCCGGGCCCTCACCGACTTGGGTTATCCCTTGTCCGGCGGGGCTCTGGAGACCTACGTCCCCGGCACCACGAACCCGAAGACGACCTACAAGGACGCGGCCGGCACTCAGGCCCACGCCAACCCGATAATCTTGGACGCCGCTGGGTACGCGGCCGACGGGACCGGGCGCCAAGACATCTTCGTGGCGGGTGCCGTAAAGCTCGTCTTGCGAGAAAGTCCTGGAGGTCCCATCGTCTACACCATCGAGTCGGTGAGTGGGACAGGGGCCGGCGCCTTCTACAACTTGTCGGATTTCGCCACGCTGGCTGACGCCTTGACCGCCATCGGGTCCACCAAGGCCGTCTTGTTCGTCGACGTCCTAAAGGCCGTGACCGTCAACGCCACCATCCCCTCCAACATCACGCTCTTTTTCCTGGCTGGCGGGGGTTTCAACATCAGCAGCGGGATTCAGGTTACGATCGACGGCCCGGTCGAAGGCCCGCCCCTGCAGATTTTCTATGGGTCCGGGACCGTCTACGGGTTCCAATACAACCACGAGGTGCGGCTCGCGTGGTGGGGCAACACCCTCCACACCGAACTTGCCGATTGCATCACGGCCACCAACGCAGGCCCACAGGAGCAGGCTATCCTCATCGAGCAGGAGCAGCAGACCTCCTCAGTGACGGTGCCCTCCGGTGCCTTGTTGCGATTCGAGCGGAGCGGCTCCCTGGTTTCGAAGGCTGGGGAGACTTTGACTATCAACGGCAATATCGAGGCCGGCAACTGGCAAATCTTCTCGGGCACCGGAGACATCCTTATTTCGGGAGCCACTCGCGCCGTGAAGCCCGTGTGGTGGGACAGCCTCGCCACCTGTCTCTCCAAGGTGGGCGGGACGGGCCAAGTTCCCCGTACCTTGGTTATTGATGCCGATCTCCAGATCAATACCAGCACTACTGTGGGCAAGGACGTGACGCTCGACTTCCAGGGCGGCCTGATAACCGTCAACGCTACTTACACGCTGCAGATCGACGGCTCCATAAAAGCCCCGGCGGACCAGAAATTGTTCGCTGGGGCCGGGGACGTGTTCTTCGGCGACGGGGTAGATGTCGTATATCCCGAGTGGTGGGGAATTGACGGAACCGACGACCATATCGAGATTCAGAAGGCGATCGACGCCGCCTATAAGACATCAGGGGCTAAGAAGGCAGTAGTTCGGTTGCTCGGCAAGGCTTACAACACTGCGGCACAGATAACCTATAAGGACGGCGTGCCGATCCACGGCGCTGGTCCTGGGCGGTTCTCCGATGGGCAGGGGACGGTCATATCCGCCG